TATGCTCAATGGATTACTAAACAAGAAGGTATTGTAAAAGAATCACTTGATGTTAAAGGATTAGAATATAAAAAATCTAATTTTCCTAAATTGTTTGGAAATTTCTTTAAAAAAGCACTAGAAGATGTTTTAAAGGGAACTAAAAAAGAAGAAATAGACCAACGAATTCTTGATTTTAAAAAGAAAATATTAACTTCTATGCCTGTAGCATCTTTAGGTAATCCTACTGGGGTTAAAACTTTAAACAAATATATAGAAAGAAAACCTTTAGGAGGAGAAATGTTTACAGTTATCAGAAAAGGAGCCCCAGCAGCAGTAAGAGCTACTATAAGATATAATGATTTATTAAAATATTGGAAGTTAGATAAAAGCCATAGTACTATTGTTCAAGGTGATAAAATAAAATGGATTTATTTAAAAAAGAACCCTTATCAAATAGAAGCCTTAGCATATCTTGATTTTGATATGCCCTCTAAAATTGAAGAATTTTTAGATAAATTTGCTGATAAAGAAAAAGTTTTTGATAGTATATTACTAAATAAATTAGAAGGGTTTTATGATGATTTAGGATGGTCTTTAAATACTAATCCATATGTTAATAAATTTTTCTCTTAAAATAATTTGGTTACCCTAAAAAAAGTTCGTATATTCACGTCATATGAAAAAAAGCTACATTCAAGATTGTATTAACAAATATTACCTAGGAGGTAAGTGTGAAGCAGTTGTTTGGGATATTCAAAATAAAGAAGTATCCATTGATTTTGCTACTGATACAAAAGATACAGTAGGTAATATTAATTTTAAATTAAATATAGGTAATTCTAATTTACCTATTAGTTATACAACTTCATTACTTAGGTTACTAGCAATTACTGATGAAGATGTTGTATTAGAGTTAATAACGCATGAAACAGGGCTTCCTACAAAATTAAAAATTAGTGATAATAAATTTGATTTAAATTATCATTTAGGAGAATTAGATGTTATCGAAAAAGTACCTACTGTAAATGAAATTGATTATGATTTTACTTGGGAAATAAATGATGAATTTATTAATAATTTTATTAAAGCACATAATGCTTTAGAAAAAACAGCTCAATTTACTTTAAATACAACTGTAACTCCTCAAGGAGAAAATGTTGTAGAATTAGTATTAGGAGAAAGAACACAACATGCTAATAAAGTTAAATTTACAGAATTAGTAAATATTATCAATTCAGGTAATGAACTACTACCCTTTTCAGCTACAATATTCAGAGAAATACTATCAGCAAATAAAGGTAGTAAAGGTACAATCCAAATAAGTAACCAAGGATTAGCTAAAATAGAATTTCAATCTGATGATTGTTTTGTTAAATATTATATGGTAAGACAGCAATGAGAAAGAAATTCTTAATATTTATAAGAAACATTAAAACCTTGACTCTAGGGCGAGTAAGTTTTAATTTTTTGTTAAACCGTGAGCTTAGGCCACATAAATTTTAAATGATATGAGTACATTATTTTATGAACGAAATCCGTTCGACATTTTAGTTAGAAATTTTTTCCAAGATGCCAGCAATTACTTACCGTTGGCAGAATCCAAAGTTCCACATCCCGTAGATATCTATACAACTGATACCCACTTGGTATTTGATGTAGCAGCAACCGGCGTGGCAAAAGAGGACATCTCTATTCAAACCCAAGACAATATTTTAAGAATTAACTACGACAAGTCTAAACAAGAAGACATGGAGGTAGATTATATTCACAGAGGTATTGCAAAACGCTCTTTCAATTTAGGTTGGAAGATTGATTCTAAATTTGATTTAAGTAAAGCTAATGCAGAATTCAAGTATGGCTTACTTAAAATCACTATTCCTTTTGCTAAAGGTTCAGAATTAAAAACTTTGAAAATTAGCTAAATACAAGTTCTCGCCCTAGAAACAGGTTTTACAAATAAAAATTAAATTTAAATAAATAGTTTATGTCAACAAAAGTTATGAAAGGTAGACCAAAAGGTACAACCAAATCCACATTCATTAAAGACCCATTATTAGACCCTTTTTATATTGTAGTAGATGAAAGTAGCTACAATTTAATACAAGTAAATGAAGATAATGGGAAAGAAAAAGTATTAGGATATTATTCTAGGTTAAGCGGGGCTTGTATGAAAGCAGCTCGTCTTCAACTTCTAGAAGATAAATCTTATACTTTAAATGAATTTCAAAAGCAATATTTTAATAAATTAGAAAATCTAAAAAAATCAATTATAAATGGCGACAATTAAAGCAGTAAATGGACATACAGTCCTAAAAGTTATTGAATACGAAGAACAATTAGCAGGAAACATTATCATCCCAGATATGGGGGATGAAAAACCTGAAATAGCTGAAGTAGTAGATATAGGGCCAATGTTTAACTTCCACACAGGAGTATATTGCAACCCAACTCATATTGAAGTTGGTGATAAAGTTTTTATTCCAAAAATGGGTGCCTCTAAAGTTACTTTAGGTACAGAAGAATATTTAATTTGTAGAAGTACAGATATTTTAGGAATTTTAAAAGAAGAGTAAGATGACAGAAACAATATTCGGTAAAGAACTAAAAGCAAAGCTTTTAGAAGGGGTTAGTAAACTAAGTAAAAGTGTTGGTTCAACATTAGGCCCAGCAGGTAGAACAGTTTTGATTAAAGAAGATTATGGTAATCTTAAGGTTACAAAAGATGGTGTAACAGTAGCTAAAGCTTTTGATGAATTAGAAGATCCCGTAGAATCTATTGGAGCTGAGTTAGCTAAAAAAGTATCAATTAAATCTGCTAATGAAGTTGGAGATGGTACAACAACATCAACTATTCTTGCTCACGCTATTTTAGAACAGGGCATTAATAAAATTAGTAATGGTTCTAACCCAATTGAAATTAAGAAAGGGATTGATGAAGCTGTTTCAACAGTAAAAGAAACCTTAAAATCATTTTCAGAAGATGTTACAGAAGATTCTCAAATTAAAGAAGTAGCTACTATCTCAGGTAATAATGATCCTGAAATTGGAAATTTAATTTCAAATGCTATTGATAAAGTAGGTAGAGAAGGTATTGTTACTATTGAAGAATCTAAAACTGGAGAAACTAGTTTAGAAGTTGTTGAAGGTATGCAATTTGAAAGAGGTTATAAATCTCCTTATTTTGTTACAGACAATAATACAATGACTACTGTTTTAGATAATCCTTATATTTTAATAGTAAATAATAGAATTTCTACAGCAAATTTATTACTTAATGTTTTGAATAAAGTTAGTAGTGAAGATAAATCTCTACTTATTGTAGCTGAAGACCTTGATGGGGAAGCATTAGCTACCCTTATTGTAAATAAAATGAGAGGTATTATTAAAGTTTGTGCTGTTAAAGCCCCAGAATTTGGAGACAGACGAACTATGGCTCTTGAAGATTTAGCTATTGTTACAGGTGGTCAAGTAATTTCTAAAGACAAAGGTCATAAATTAGATAAAATGACTCCTGTTATGTTTAATGAGTTCTTAGGAAGTGCTCGAAAAGTAACAATTGGTAAAGATACTACAACTGTAGTTGATGGATTTGGTGACCCAAGTAATATTGAGGAAAGAATCGAAGAAATTAAATTTGCCTTAGATAACCAATCTTCAGCATTTGAAAAAGAAAAACTTCAAGAACGTTTAGGTAAATTAGTAGGTGGAGTTGCTATTATTAATGTAGGTGGTAATTCTGAACTTGAAATTAAAGAAAAGAAAGATAGAGTTGAGGATGCCTTATTTGCTACTAAAGCTGCTTTAGATGAAGGTATTTTAATTGGGGGAGGTACTGCATTATTATATGCTTCTCAAAATATAGATATTAATGGAAGTGATGATAAAGCTATAGGAAGACGAATCGTTGCACAAGCCATTCAAGAACCTTTCTTAAAAATCCTTACAAATGCTGGTCACGAAGAAAATGACGTTCGTTATACTGCTTCTAAATTAATTGATTCTGGTAATGGTTACTGGGCAGGTTTAGATTATAAAACTCTAGAAACTATTGACTTTAAAAAAGCGGGAATTATTGACCCTAAAAAAGTAACTAGAATTGCTTTAGAAAATGCAGCTTCTATTGCTGGTACTATTCTTACAACTGAATCTGTTGTTTATAAAACAAAAGATAATAAAGAAGAAGAAGTCAACCCTATGGCAGGACTTATGTAAAATAGTTAGGCCCCGCAAGGGGCCTTTCGTATATTATATAATATGTTAAAACAACACACTTTACTTACAGAAAAATATCGTCCTATAGATCCACAACACTATATAGGAAATGATGACTTTAAATCTGATTTAAATACTTGGATTGAGCAACAAGATATTCCTCATATCTTACTATTTGGACCTGCAGGAACTGGTAAAACCACAGCTGCTAAATTAATTGTTGAAAATCTAGATTGTGATCATATTTACATAAATTGCTCAGATGAAAATGGTATAGAAACTATTAGAGAGAAGGTAAAATCGTTTGCTTCTGCCGCGACTTTCCGCGCTTTAAAGGTGGTTATAATGGATGAAGCTGATTTTTTAACCATAAACGCACAAGCTGCTTTACGCAACGTTATTGAGTCGTTTTCTAAAGTAACACGTTTTATTTTTACTTGTAATTACGTAGAACGTATTATTGACCCTATTCAATCTAGAACAACTGTATATGAGGTGTTTCCACCTTCTAAAGCAGAAGTAGCTAAACGTTGTGTTTATATTTTAAATGAAGAAAACGTTAGTTTTGATAAAGAAACATTAGTTTCAATTATTAATCAAACTTATCCTGATACAAGAAAAACATTAAACCTAATACAATCTTGTATTAAACAGGGTAAATTAGAATTAAATAAAAAACTGATAAATCAAAAACAAGTAATAGATGAAATTGTTGAACTTATATCTTCTAAAGATTCTAAAGCATTCAACAAAATTCGTCAAATTGTAGCTGATTCAAATATCAGAGATTATAATGAAATATATAGAGCCCTTTATGATAATGTCGATAAACTCTCTAATGCAGTAGGTGGGATAGTAGTAATAGCTGATTCTCAATACCAATCTGTAATGGCTCCAGATAAAGAAATTTGCTTTATGGGGTGTATCGCTAATTTATTAAAATTAAACTAAAATGCAACAGCCACAACTTAATTTGTCTTTAGACAAAACAACAGAAGTAGTTTGCGAAGAATGCGGAAACAATACTTTTAGACAATCTGTTTTATTAAGAACAGCTTCTAAATTTATTACAGGTACTCCTGAAGATGCTATTGTTCCTATCGCAGTATTTGCCTGTGATAAATGCGGGTACGTAAACCAAAAATTTATTCCAAAAGAATTACAAAAAGAAGCGTAATGACTATATTTGATTGGTTAGAACAAATAACTTATCATAAAAAACCATGGAATCAATTTACTGAAGATGATAAATCTTCATTCAATCCTTTTATGATAAACCGTTTTATCAGTATGAAGGAAGATTATATTGATTTAGTTAATTTGATAGGAAAATATCAATACTTACCTAATAATAAACTATATGATTTCTATTGTAATGTATTACCCCAAAACAAAACATTTTTCAGGTATATTAAAGCAAAAAAGAAATCTTATAACCCCAAAGCTATAGAAAAATTAGCTGTGTTTTTTAAAGTAAGTACTCGTGAAATTAAAGACATTTACCCTAGTTTAACTAAACAAGAAATTGAAAATATTTTTCAAAGTATAGGATTATTAGATAAAGAAATTAAACAATTATTAAAATGACAAGACAATTATACACTATGTTAAAAACATCTGCAGAAGCAGATAAAGCAAAGGCATTATTATCACTTGAATTATTAGGTAATAAAGCAGTAGGTATTGGAGACCATTCAACTGAGGATTTTTATAAAAATGCTGAAGAAGCACTTGTAATGTTAGTTGATGCTGATGATAGATTAAATACATTAAATAAATATTTTAGTAAAAGTTCAATAAATGGGTGATTCAGTAAAAGCATGGTATGACATGCAAGAAGAAAAAAATATGAGTGAAAGAGAAATTATGGATGCTAAACATCCAGAAAGAGCTGCAATAAGAATATTTGAAAAAGAATATCCTGAATTATCAAAAGAATTTAAAAAAGTTCAAGAAGAAATGTATCAAACTTTTGCTATGAAACATTTAGACTATGGTTTAAATAATATAGCATTAGGAGGTGATTTAAAAAATTCTAAAGACAAAACATTTTCCCTTACAGGCTTATGTATTCGTTTAACAGATAAAATTAGTAGGTTAAGAAATTTACTTTCTAATGGTAAAAATTATGTTAAAGGAGAAGGCATGGAAGATACCTTTTTAGATATAGCTAATTATGGTATTATAGGAATGATTGTAGGAAGAGATAAATGGAAATAAACCATAAAAAAGATAAAGTAGTTTCCTTTTCTCAGTACCAACAGTGGAAACAATGTCCACACCAATGGTATTTGAATTATGGTAAGGGTCTAAAGAAATTTAAACCTAATATGTACCTTGTATTTGGTAATGCTATTCACGAAACTATCCAAAACTATCTTAAAACAATGTATGAAGAATCTGCTAATAAAGCAGATAAATTTGATAACATCAAATATTTTAAAGATACATTAAGAGATGAATATAAAAAGTATGTAAAGAAAAATAAAAATGTTCATTTTTCTGATGCAGCTGAATTAAGAGAGTTTTATGAAGATGGTGAAGCTATTTTGGATTTTTTCCTGAAAAAAAGAAGACTTTATTTTAAATCAAGAAAACA